TACGCGATAGCTCAAACCGGCCTGTGGAACCTAACCGTTCGACCGTAGTTTTATGACAAGAGCAAGAGACATGTACGACTTCACCGCCGAACCGGCAGACCCGCCGGAGGTCAAGGCGCTGCTTCGGCAGGCGAAACAGTTTTACAACGAGGCGACAAAGCTGCGCAACGGCAACAAAGCCGCAGCGCTGGCCAAGGCCATTTCCGACAGGAAGCGCGGAAAATGATTTATCTGACGGCAAAAGCGGGTTCGCGCAGGCGCGCATGGTGGTGCGTGTCTCGGAACAAACCGGAATGCCCAGCCCCACGGAGCGCGACCAGTGGGGCGCCGTCAAACTTTTATAGAGCGTCAGGGAATGCGGCGGTCGTTGTGGACTGGTCATTTCATACCCCTGCCTTCGTAACCGCATAAAACGGAGGTCGCTCTATGTATTTTGAAACTGAAGAACACCGCAAGGTCGAGGAGCGCATGCTGCAGGAGGTCGCTGACAAATACGGCTACCAGATCGAGCTGTGCAGCAAAGCGTATCCGGTGGATGCCGTCTTCATGCGCAACGGTGTGGCCAAGCGCCTTGTCGAAGCGCGCCGACGCTACAACTCGAAGAACGCATATCCGACGCTTTGGTGGAGTCTTCAGAAATACGTTAAACTTGCGCAATACAGCCAGATCCTGCCGACCACACTCATTGTCGAGTGGACTGAAGGCATCTACGCGCTCGATATCACGCGCAAGGCGTATCCTGTCGTCTACATGCGGCGACCTAACGGCCGGTGCGAGGCTGACAGTGAGCCGTGCGTGGATATTCCGGTTTCGGACTTCAAAGTGGTCATCGAGCGAGCATGATTAGCTGGTCACCATACCCCATGCGCGCCGAAGTCGCCGGTGTCGGCACTGCGTGGCTGCTCTACGTCCAGCCGCAGGGCGGCATGGCGAACGACATCTGGACGTTTGTGCCGGAGTCCACCGGCCAACCGCTGCATGTGCGCACCGACCAGTTTCATTTTTCGGAGAATCCGACTTTAGACATATCGAATTTGGGCGCTGACTCGGCATAAGTAACAACGGTTCTGGGGAGGGCCGAGCGCTAACCAGTCAGCGCCCATTACATTTTAGGAGGGAGGGCGCAGCGGAGTCTGCGCGAGGGAGTGAACGAGCAAAAACAACGGTTTCAGCCGTCCGAGCATCCGATTATGAAGATCGACACCGATCTTCTGAGCAAACTCGGACCAGAGGACGGCTGGACATACTTAAAAACCCGCGAGGAATTGATAGCCCGCGAGAAGGCCGACCCATTTCGATTCGGCTACGAGCCTCCGGTATGGAAAAAGGCCAGCGAACTGCTCGAAAAGTATCGAGAAGTGCTCGTCATGGGCGGAAACAGAAGCGGAAAGACGGAATGGGCGGCGAAGGAGATCATCAAAACGATGTATAACAAGGCCGGAGCGGTCGTCTGGTGCTTTGCCGAGACATCCGCGACCAGCATCGAGTCGCAGCAGCCGCGTCTGTGGAAGTTTATGCCGCCGGAATGGCGCAATGCGCGGAAAAGTCAGATCACGAACGTAAGTTTCACTATTAAAAATGGGTTCAGTGAAGCCAAGTTCGTGGCACCCAACTCGTCGGTCTGCGTGTTCAAAAATTACGCGCAAGATTTAAGTGTCATAGAAGGCGCCGAGCTGGATATGGCATGGTGTGACGAATTGGTGGGTCTGTCGCTGATTGAGACGTTGCGATTCCGTCTGTTGGACCGCAACGGCAAGCTCGCTGTGACTTTTACGCCGGTCCAAGGCTACAGCCCGACAGTCGCATCCTATCTTAACGGTGCAAAAGCGCTCGAAGAGGAGGACGCCGAGCTGCTTCCGCTGCACAAAGAGGAGAACGGCCAGAAAATTGTCACCGGCTACGAAAAGGTTCCGGTCCTGCAGATGTCTACGCGCAACCGGCCAATCTTGTATTTCCACACCAAGGCGAATCCATGGGCCGGATGGTCGCGGATGCGCAAAGAGCTGCAGAACGAGACCAAGGAAAAGATTTTATGCCGCGCCTACGGCGTTCCGACCAAGGCCATCGCCGGTCGCTTCCCGCTATTTGACGAGCGCGTGCATGTCATCCGGCATACGGACGTTCCGAAGGGCACCAAGTATCACTGGGTCGATCCGGCGAGCGGCAGGAACTGGTTTATGCTCTGGACGGTCCACGACGACGCCGGTCGCGTCATCGTCTACCGCGAATGGCCAAGTCAGGACGAATACATCCCATCGATTGGCTATGCAGGCGAGTGGGCACTGCCTGATGGCAGCAAGCTCGACGGCAAGGCAGGACCGGCGCAGCAGGACTTCGGCTTTGGCCTGCAACGATACATCGAGGAGATCAAGCGCCTCGAAGAAGGTGAGAACATTTACGAGCGCTACATGGACTCGCGCTTTGGCAACTCGAAGACGCTGGGACGCGAGACTCCCATGACGCTGATCGATGAGATGGCCGACTTGGGCATGGATTTTCTCGGCGCACCGGCTGACTCGATTGACGAGGGCGTCGCCATGGTCAACTCCCTGCTGCACTACAACAACGAGCAGCCGGTCAATGCGCTAAACCAGCCGCGCCTGTATATCAGCGAGCGCTGCAAAAATACGATCTACGCGCTCTCGACGTATACAGGAAAAGACGGAAAGACCGGCGCGACAAAAGACCCTGTTGACTGCTTGAAATTCGTTGCGCTTTCCGGCGCGAGCAACGTCGAGGGCGACATACTCATGGCCCGCGGAGGAGGAGCTTACTGATGACTAAGGCGCCGCCATCTCCTCCAAACAGGCTGCGTCCGCGTAGGCGCAAGGATGACGCGCCGAGATGCGGTGTCTGTGCCAAGCTGCTTCGTATGGCCGACGTGCATGGCGTCGATAATCAGCTTGGCCCGATTTGCCATGAATGCGGACCTCACGTCGTCGCTGCAAACAACGTCATGTATCCGTTTTTCATCTGACCTTATGTTCACAAAAACCAAAACCATACCGGTGGACCGCTACACAGCGTCCGACAACTACGAACCAAAAGGTGCCCTCGCCTTCGGCCGCGAGCAGGCGCCCAATGCATTCATCGCCGTCATGCTAGAACTGCAGGACCGGATCGCCGACGCCGTCACGTTGTGCAGCACGATGGCAACCGCGAAGGAAGCCGGATACTTGGCACACGCCGCCGGTCAGCTCTGCGCGCTACAGGAGCTGTGGGACGCGCTCGAAGCGCGCCGCGCGGAGTCGCATCGGGTCGAGTAAATAATACTGGACATCTGTTCAGTATTACCGAATACTAGATATATCAACGTGGAGTTGCGCCTTCATGGCGCTGGGTGTTGATCGGACTGAGCGACGCACGCTCTGGCACTACTTGAGGGTTTAACTCATGGACGAAGGGAAAGCGTCTACGGACGCAGGGCAAGATATCATTTCACTCGCTTTGCAGGAGCTATCTGGCGTTACGCCGGATCAGAAACCGGAAGCGGAAGTGAAGTCGGAGGAATCCGACGATCTTTCACAAAACGAGACTACGGAGGACGAATCGGAGGATACAGCCGAAGAGTCTTCCGAGGAAAGCAGCACAGAGGAGTCTGCCGAGGAATCTGACGAAGAGACCGAGGAAGGCGAAGAGAGCGAAGACGATAAGCCGGTCAGTCACGACAAGGTTCAGAAAAGAATCGATAAGTTGACCGCGCAAAAACGCGCCGCAGCCGAAGAGGCAGCAGCCGTCAAATCGCAATATGAGGACGCGCAAAAGCGACTCGCCGAGCTAGAGGCACAGGTAAACGAAGCCTCGCGTCCGGTTCTCAGCCCCACAGCAGACAATCCGTTGGCCGACGTGGACACGCCGGAAGCGCTTGAGGCGAAGATCAAGAGCGCGCAAGAGGTCCGCAGATGGGCGCTGAAAAACACAGACGGCGCAGAAGTACGCAGGCCAGATGGCAGCACCACATACCTCGATGCCGAGCAAATTAAGGACTATTTGCTCAAGGCCGACGATGTGCTGACAATCCACGCACCGGCTAGGCGCCAATGGCTCGCACAGCGCGAACCGGCAGTGCAGGCAGCGAAAAACCTATTCCCTGATATTTTTAAAAAGGGAACGCAGTTGCACGAAGCCTACCAGCAGACCGTCAAGCAGGCGCCGGAGCTGCTCAAGATCCCACAAGTGGAGTATTGGGTCGGCCTCGCCTTGTATGGCGAACAACAGCTCATGGCAAAACAGGCCACCGAACAGGCTAAGGCCAAGGCGGCAAAGAAAGTCTCGTCCGCAAAGATCGATAAAACACCAGTCCCTGCAAAGCCGGTTAGTTCGCCGAAAACTTCGACCAGAGGCGCGTCCAAAGTGACGCGAGACAGAGCACTCGCTTCGGGTCGTCTTGATGACGTTGCCGATTATATGAGCGAGGCGCTCTTCGGATAAGAAACCAATCAATTAGAAAGACCTAAAAAATCATGTCAGCTCCCGCAGGCACGCTTTTTCCGGCGACTGGTAACCGCGAGGATCTCCTCGATGTGTTGACCGTTGTAGACGCGAAAAACACGCCCATCTCTTCGAGCATCGCTAAAACCGGTGCCGATATCACCAATCCGGCCGTTTATTCTTATTTGGCCGACAGCTACAACTCCGTCAGCACTGATGGCGTTGTTGATTCCGCCGACGTTTCCGAGTTCTCGGATGCGACGGCCAACCGCGTTCTTCTCAGCGCCCGCGCTCAGAAGCTGCGCCGCACCATCCGCACGAGCGATTTTCAGGCCAATCTGGCCGATGTCGCCGCTATCGGACGCAAGCGCGAATTTGCACGCGCGACCGCCAAGGCTCTCACTGAGCTGAAGCGCGACGTTGAAGCGACCGTCAGCTCGGACAACGACTCCGTCGAAGGCTCCGGCAGCGTGGCCTACAAAACCCGCGGCCTTGGCGAGTGGATCAAAGCCACTGCGCAGACCGACCTTCCGGTGCCCGCTTCTCAGCGCACGCCGTCCGGCAGCATCAACACCACCGCGACCACGTCGCTCACCGAGAGCGCCCTGCAGAACGTCTTGCAGAGCATCTACGAGCAGACCGGTAGCCAAGATCGACTCGTCCTTTGTGCGGGGCCGTCCCTAAAAAAGGCCATCACAAATTTCACGAGATTCACTGTGAATTCGACGAGCAACGTGTTCAACCTGCGCCAAACTGCGCAAGCCGCCAACAGCGACCGCTTGGTCTCGAATATCTCGTTCTACGAAGGAGATTTTTCGACTGTCGAAATCGTGACCAGCCTATTTTTGGCTGCCAACGCCTCGACCGACGCCGAGAAGTATGCTCGCGGCTACGTTATGTCGCCCGACCACATCATGCTTCGCTATGGTCGTCGTCCTCGCTTCCAAGAGCTGGAAGACCAAGGCGGCGGTCCTCGCGGACTGGTTGATGCCATCGTTTCGCTCGCGGTCATGTCGCCCAAGGCGATGGGCAAGTTCAGCGCCACTGCTTAATTCTAACTAAGGAGAAAAAAATGGAACTGTTTGAATTGCCCTCAGAAACCAAGGCAGCGACTGGGTTCACCCACAAGGCTGTCATCACGCACACCGACCTCACGCAGAGCACCGACAACACGGCGCAAGACGTGAAGATCGTCACCGTGCCCGCAAAGAGCATCGTCACCCGCGTGGCGATTCATCTGAAGACTCCGTTCGAGAAGACCGGAACGTCGGCCTACAACACCAACGCGCTCATCATCGGCGACTCCGGTGACACCGACCGCTGGCTTGCTTCTACGGAAGTGAACGTCAACGGCAGCGAAGTGTTGGCCAAAGTGCAGCCCTCGACCATCCCCGCGGCTTACGTCAGCGCGACGGACATCAACGCGAATTTCGCTTCGATGGCCTCGTATGACCTCGCGGAGCTGGACGCTGGAGAAGTTCATATCTTCTTCTCCATGCTGCCCCTCGCTTCTTACTAAGCGTCTTAACACACGGCGGCTCCTTCGGGAGCCGTCGCAGTTAGGATGTCATCTCAAATATTCGGCGATCTGGTCGCCGACATGGATGGCGAGCTGGCGCAGCTCGTCAAAGAAGAGCTGAAAACCGGCTGGCATGCGCAGCAAGTGATGGCCGGTATCGAGGCGACAAAGGCCAAGCAGCTCAACGACCAGCTAGAGCACTGCACCGTAGATGGCTTAGGCCAGCACATTATGGATGTGCCTGCCGACGCCTATTACGCATGGCAGCACCACCTTGGCCGCGACTGCTGGGCCGACAAATCGTTCCGGTCTTGGTTCCTCAAGAAAAACCCGCAGTGCGCGGTCAATTATACACCTAGAAAGCCCACCATCGTCGTCCCATGAAGCTAGACCGCTCTGACATTGTCAAAATCATCAGCGACATCGATCAGGCGGACGCTGACGGTTCGCAGTATCAGCAGCGGAAGGTTAAAAACTTCAACACCAGATATTGTATCTGGTCAGGACAGACAGACGACGGCCGCAAGCACCAGAGCGCCTATGGTCGGCGCGTTTTTCCTTGGGAGGGCGCGAGCGACTCAAAGATTTTTCTCGCTGAGAGTATTGTCCGCGAGCGGGTCATATCGCTCGTCTCCGCGTTCTTCAAATCGCGCATCCAAGTCCAGCCGGTCGAGGTTATGGACGCTCCGAAAAAGGCGGCTGCCGAGACAGTCCTCAAATGGCTTCTCTTCACGCACTGCCTCGATGATTTGCGCCGCGAGGTTCGCCTAGCCGCCGAGATGCGCGAGACCTATGGCCTCGCCATTATGTCCATCGATTGGGAGCGCCAGAGCCGCGTCGAGATCAAGCGCTTCACGCTCGAAGAGGCGATGATGATGATCGAGGAGACGCAAGATCCTAACCTGCAGGCGCTCCTCGAAGTCGTCCTAGATCCGGCACAGGAAGAAGTCGCCGCCGAGCTGCTTGGCCAGATTGTGCCGGAGCTTGGCAAGGTCAGCAAGGTGCGCGAGCTACGCGAGAAAGGCGAGGTCGAGTGGGAAAGCCCTTACATCTTTTCCTCTAAGCCGGTAGTCCGCGCTCTCGAAGCGTGGGAAGACATCATTTTCCCCATCCAGACCGACAGCATCCAGCGGGCGCCCTTTATTGCTCGCCGTGAGCTGCTCAACGAGTTCGAGCTGCGCGAGCGCGCCGCCATTGAGGGATGGGACAAGGAATGGGTCGAGCGCGCCATCAAGCACAAGGGTGAGTTAAAGCGCATCCACCTCAACATCCACCGCTCGGATAACTTCCTCTTCGAGCAGCTCCGCGATTTGGTCGAGGTGTGGCATGTCTATCGCAAAGAGCACGACGAGCGCACCGGAGCGACCAAGGTCACGCGGACAGTGCTTAGTTGGAACATCACCGACAGCTACGCGCTGCATGAGCTGATGCCCTATGAGCATGCGCAGTATCCCTTTGTCGAGCTGCCCCGCGAGCGCAACACGCGCCCTCTCCTCGAAAGCCGCGGCATCCCTGAGATCGTCCAGACGGCACAGGAGGAGATCAAGGTGCAGCGGGACGCGCGGGTTGACGCCACAAGTCTCAGCATCATTCCTCCTCTGAAAATTCCCGCCTCGCGCGGAAAAATAGACCTCGTTTTGGGACCGGCCATGCAGATACCGGAGCGCCGTCCGAACGAGATCACATGGATGCAGCCGCCGCCGTTCGACCAGCGCAGCATCGAGGTCGAGGCGGCAACGCGCGCCGACGTAGACCGCTACTTCGGTCGGATGACGGAAGCCGTCAATCCGAACATCGCCATGCTGCACATGCAGGACTTGGTCGATAGCTGGCTCCTCGACATGAAGCTGGTTGTCGCGCAAATCCTCGCGCTCAGTCAGCAGTATCTATCTTTAGAAGAAATCTCTCGCGTCACCGGCAATGGTACGCCCATAGCGGAAGGAGCCGCCGACATCCGCGGCAAGTTCGATATTCAGGCCGAGTTCGACGCGAGACTTTTAGATACGGCCGCTCTTGAGGCCAAGATGCAGTTTATCGCGCAGACGCTGGTTCCGCTCGACTCGATGGGAGTGCTCGATAGGGCGAACCTCATTAAGTTCATGCTTGGCAGCGTCGATCAGAACCTCGCCAACATTCTGGTGCAGGACATCGGCGCAGCATCGCAGCAGGAAATCGAAGACGAGCAGACGGCATTCGCAAAGATCGCCGCGGGAACAGAGCCGCCGTTACGCGAGGGAGGCCAAAACGCCCAAGTCCGCCTGCAAACCTTGCAGCAGATTATTCAGTCGAATCCCGCCGTCCAGCAGCGGTATCAGCAAGACGAAATCTTCCGCAAGATGATCGACGCCCGCGCGCAGGCTTTCCAATTCCAGCTCCAGCAACAACAGAACGCAGTCATCGGCCGCACCGGCGCCCAGCCCGCGCTGCAAAAGATGGCGCAAGAGCAACAACTCGGAGGCGCCCAAGCGGCGGTCTAATCTATGGCAGCTTTCCCCAACGTCGCAGTCCGCAACATCGCCGGATTTAACATCCCTCAGTTCAACGAGGTGGACATCGACTATGTCGGCAGCACCAACAACATCGACAAGGTCTACTACAAGGAGGGCAGCGCAACCGTAGCCACCCTGACCTTCACCTATGTCGGCGGCGTGCCGTCTTCCGATGACGCCAAGATCAATACGGTGATCCGAAGCTAACAAATGCCGCTGAAGTTCAATCCATTCACCGCGCAGTTCGATCTCACCGGATCGGGCGGCGGCGGTGCGTCGTATATCGACGGTGAGGTCGCTGTCTATGCAGACCTAAGCCTCGACGCAGGCGTTGCTCCATTGAACAGCGCATGGCTCGTCCGCACTGCATCCGGTGTCTGGCCGGTCAGCCGCAAGCAAGCCGGAATCTACATCCGCACGGCGACCGCTGGCAGCAACAGGGACGCCGATTACACCTACGCGGGCACCATGCCGGACGTGTTCAGCGACTCGCAGTTTTTGCTCTACGACAACAGTGACACTAGCAAGAACCTTGCGTTTGATTTAGGCGGCATCACCACCGGCACCACCCGCACGCTGACCGCGCCAAACGCCTCTGGCCGCATCCAAGTCGAAGGGCAAGCCATCGGCAACACCACGCCCGCCGCAGGCACTTTCACCACGCTTGCCGCCAACAACGGCACGCTGACCGCGAGTGCGCCTGTGCTGGATTTGGCGCAGACTTGGAACAATTCGGCGGTGACGTTTACTGGGTTGCGGTTCAATGTGACAAGCACGGCAAGTGCGGCGGCGTCCATTATTGCGGACTTCCAAGTCGATGGCACCTCCAGAATGAGGATAACACGAGGAGGAACGCTTCAGTTGAGCGGCCAGACAGGTAGTGGATTCTTTGCGCCTTCATCGGGTTATCACGGGACAACGGGTGGTCTGATCGCTGGAACGAATTTGGCGATTGGTGGCGTCACGTTTGATGTGATTTTAGAACGCGATGCCGCCGACACGCTGGCCCAACGCCGCACCACCAACGCCCAAACCTTCAACATCTACAACACCTTCACCTCCGCCACGAACCACGAACGTCTACGTTTGGCTTGGGCAAGCAATGTCGCCATCATCGGCACGGAGAAGGGATCGGGGGGCGGGACGGCGAGGGCGCTGGAGTTTCAGACGGATGGGGTGAGCAGATACAGAATTTCGGCTACTGCTGCTCGCATCCTGTCTCTTGGCACGGAAGCCGTGTTTGGATCTGATGAATCATATGGGGTTCAAATAGTTGCGGGCGCGGCTGGAACATGGAGGTGCGGATACTTCACTCCAAACGGATCTGGGACGGGTCTTTTTGCAATAGGCGAGTCGTTGCAGTTAGGTTTAACTACGGGCGGCACTTCTGGAGACGTTCGGCTGTTCCGTGACGCAGCCAACCAGCTTGCGTTGAGAAATTCTACGTCAGCCCAAATTTTCCGAATTTACAACACCGTCAGCGGCACAGGAAACGTCAACTTCGACCGCGTCAATTTCCGCTGGGCCTCTAACGAATTTATCATCGACGCCGAAGCAGGCGGCACAGGAACCCTGCGCGGCATTAAGATCGGCAGCGCGACAACTTCGCTGCTTGGATTCTACGGAGCAACGCCCGTCGATCAACCCGCCACCGTAGCCGACCCCGCAGGCGGCGGAACGGTGGACACCGAAGCCCGCACCGCGATCAACGACATCATCGACCGCCTGCAAGAACTCGGCCTCATCGCCTAACGCTTTATGTTAAACAACCCAACACCCATAACCGTCGAACCCATCCCTGCGAAGGTGTTCGATAAACTCCATGTCTATACGCTCTCGGCCATCCAGCCGACAACGGATAGCGGATCAATCACTGTCGAGTTGCTCCCCGCAACGGCAGACGGCGAACTGGCCAACGGAAGCCTCGTCCAAAAGATGACCGCGCCGTTGACGCCCGAAATTATGGCAGCGGTTCCCGAACTCGCCGCCGCGTTCGCCGCAGTCCTCGCCGCGATCCCAGCAACCCAAGCGTATTTGGCCAGCCAGCAGGAGGTTCCCAATGAGTAAGACCGTCACGCTCTCCGAAGCCGAGGCAAAGATCGTCATGCAGTGCCTTGATCTCGCCGTCAAAACCGGCGGGCTCAACGCCGCCGCGCAGATCCTGCCGGTCGCCGGGGCCATTGAGCAGCAGCTCACCAAGGAGGAAGTAGCCGCAGAGTGAAGACGGTAACGGTCCAGTCTATCCTCCTAAACGCCGCCTCCCGCGCCGGATTGGACGGCTCGTCTATCGACAACCTGTCGAGCACGACCAAGACGATCATGCTGTCCAACTTGGACATCCATCTGAGGGCGGCATGGGAATTTTTCGATTGGCCGGACCTGACCCGCATCGAGGAACGCACCGTGCAGACCGGCGCCGACGACGACCTCTACATTGATCTAGAGCAAACCGGCAGCCCGACACCGACGCCGATGGGGACCGTCTTTGAAGTCTTCCAAGACAACCCGAACACGCACGCAGCACCTCGGCAGATCAACTTCTGGGTGGATAACGACAAGATTCGCCTGCCCTCCGATTGCCCTGACGAAGTCTACGTCCGCTTCCGGCTGGTGCCGACCGAGATCAGCGCAACGACCAGCACCGCTCTCGCGCAAACCATCCCCGCCATCCTCGCGGACTACATTCGTTTCATGCTGACCAGCGACCTCCTGACCGAAGACGGCCAAGAGGACAAAAGCCAAGTCATGCAGCAACGCGCCGAGACCTACTTGGTCTCCGAGATGGACAAAATCATCTTCCAACAACGTCAACCGCGCCGGTGGTCGGCGCAGGTCGGCCCTTACTAACAGCTAACAAATCAAAACTATGGCATTCCCTAACAACCGCATCACCAACCGCACAAGCGGCAGCCAACTCATCACCGGAACAACGCAAGTGGACGGCGAGTTTGTCTCAATCGACAGCCTCGACAACGCGACCAAGTTTGAAGTCTTGACCGGCAACGGCACCGGCATCGCCAACGCCACGGCCGGCAGCGCCATCGCTATTCCGGCCGGCGTGACCATCGACGGCAACTTCAGCGCGATCAAGCTGCACGCCGGATCGGTCATCGCCTACAAGAAGTAATCAGGAGCCGCGCGATGAGCTTGGAATATTTCCACCACAACCTGACGACGACCGAAAAGGGCGTCATCGGCACCGTCACGTCCATCGGCTCATCGGCTTTTTCAATGCTCCCCCAACTAGAAACAACCCTGCGAGTCGCCGGCCTTTGCGTCGGTCTTGCGGTCGGCATCGTCACACTACTTTCGGTCCTTCACGACCTTCGGAGAAAACAAAAGGAGAACAAATGAAAAACTGGAAAACTACAACGACAGGAATCCTTGCCATAGCCATCGCGGTTTTGGGCGGGACGAAAACTTATCTTGCCACTGGCCAGATCCCCGACATCGCAGCCTTGGCGGCAGCGGTTATGGCTGGATGGGGTTTGGTGGTCGCAAAGGATTCAACAGCTCGCCTCTGACTTCACCATGCGGCGCGCACCGAAACTCATTGCCACTGCGATCCTCGCACTCATCTGGGCTGCTCTTGCGGCTGGATGCGTTAGCGTGCCGGTGCCGCCGTCCGACATGGGCGGAATGAAAGCGGGCCAGCTTGGCAACATCGAGGCGCGTGTCGTTGTGGCCTACAAGCCCAACTGGCAGGGCGTTGCGCAAGCGGCCGTGGATCGCGTCTTCAAACAAAAGGCTGACGGTTACGCCAAGTAAGCAATGTGGAAGTGGATAAAGCGACTATTTGGCAAGCAGTCAGACGCTATCCAAGCGCCTGTCTTGCCGAGCTCTGTCTCCGTATCCATTCCGAGCTTCACCGCCGAGCTTCCGCTGAAGAAATACAGCGAGGTGCGCGGGTTCACACCGAACAAGCAGGTCAACCGGATCAAGCCGGAGGCGATTGTGCTCCATCACAGCGACGGAAGCTACCTTGGTGGTGTCGCGTGGATAGCAGATCCCAAAAGTAAAGTGAGCTACCACGTCCTCATCGCCCGAGACGGCCGGCGCACGGTTTTCGCTAACGACACCGATAGGTGCTGGCACGCCGGCGTTTCGTCATGGCACGGCCGCAAAGACCTCAACTCATGGAGCCTCGGCGTTTCTTGGGAAGGCAACACCTACGACCGCCCACTGGAAGATTCGGCCATGGATTCGGCCGTTGAATACTTGGCG